GTGACAAATGGACAAAACAACCTTGTAGCACCTATGAAGTCGAAGCCTTTATGGATAAAATGGTAGAAGTAGATCGTACTAAACCACTAGTTATCCCAGGTAAGTGTCAATGTCACTTTGATGCAGCAATGGAATCAGTTGCTTTAATGTTTTACAAATATGGTAAAGATGAACCGATTTCCATTGAACAAGCAACAAAGAGATTACACTTAGATAAGAGTGCAGGTTTCAACTATCCAGGGAAAGTCAAAGGAGACGTTTTGCCTGAAATTGTTGATAATGTTAAAGGAATGATTTATGACATCAAGGATGGTCGTAAGTTACCACCTTTACCATGTCGTCTAGCAACTAGAGGACATCTGCACTTGAAGAAAGAGAAGAAGGAAAGAATTACATTTGTATATCCTGCAGAAGTTGCATTAATGGAACAAATGTTTGTAACTCCAATCCTTCAATTGCTTTTAAAAGATCCGGAATTTGTAATGGTTTTTGGTGAAAATACAATTCCACGTTTGTCAGAAATGTCAAAGATGACTTCAAATGATGGTAAATCAACTTGTCAACTTGATTTTTCACGTTTTGATACAACTGCAAGATCTGAGTTAATTAAGCATGCTTTCTCAATTATCCGAGGTATGATTGATTTTGAACATTATCAAGGGGTTAAGACTTCACCAGCACAAGCAAGACGTTGGCTTCGTGTATTTGATTACATTGAAGAATATTTCACATTCACACCAGTAATGACACCATCAGGTAGATTTATGTGGTATGATGGAGGAGTACCTTCAGGATCTGGCTTTACGCAATTAATTGATAGTCTCATCGTATTAATTGCTACTCATTATGGAACAGGAGTCATGGGAATCATGATCTCACACATAAAGAGTCTTGGTGATGATATCAAGATGGTCAATCCCGGTAGAATTTACTTGAAGGAGTTTGCATGGACGGTGTTGGATGCTTTTGGATTAGTGGTTAACCTCAAGAAGTCACGTGTTAAGAGTTTTAATCTTTATGGAGGAGGATTTTTATCATATGATTTCGAGGGAGGTTTCTTAAGACGTGATCGCAAACAGTTGTTTAATTTAGCTTTACATCCAGAACGGGATGTTAAGCAATTAGCTGTTAGTGTAACAAGAATGATTGCCTATATGTATTTAGGAGGAGTAGCTGATATACATTTTACGAATTTTTTCTTGTTTTTTCAAACGTGTTATGATGTGGAAGACCTGAAATTGGAATTGCCAAGGGAATTAATTGACAAGGTACGATATGCAGGATGGGATATTCCAATAAAACCAGTAAAGGATTACAAAATGAGTGACTTTGTCTATCATTTAATAACTTTTAAATAATAATAATAATTCA